AAAGCATGGACACCAACAGCAAGACCACCAAGGTCATAGCAGGTACCAGCGTGGTACAGTTTATTGATCAAGTCTGCCGCACCAGCAGTTATATCCTTGAACAACAGACTGCATACATCGATAGCAAGACCGGCAAGCAGGTTGAAAATGGTACGCCGGCACAGACCATTGGTTGGTATCGCATAGGTCTCCAGGCCGAGCCCACAGGCAAGTACGACACCAAACGCAACGACTATCAGTACAAGATAACCTACAGCCTGGCAGCCTACCAAGTCAATCAGGTCAAGAGTGATTTTTTCCCTCGCACACAGTTTTTAGGCACACACAAGAAATACAATTACTGGTTTACTGGTGAAAACACGCAGATCTTGGATTTCCAGCAGGATTACAACTATCTTTATTACATCGTGCAAAACACCGAGTCCAGACCCAAGATCACCAGTAACTATCGTGAAGCCGATCGCTATTTTTATCAACCTCGAAGTCCAGAAAGCAGCCAGGGACAAGACGACGACAAGGTCTATGAACCATCGGCCCAGGCCGCAGACTATCTTTACTCACCAGCAGATCAGAGCAGGATCAAACTGCAGATAGTGGGCGATCCTGCCTGGATCTTCCAGGGCGAAGCCACATCGGGCATCCAAGGTCTGCAGAGCATATACGGTGCGTTTCTTCCTGATGGAACGATCAATCCCGAAGGCCGACAGGTATTATTTGAAGTGGCCTTCAATCGTCCTACTGATTATGACATCAACACCGGTCTCATCGATCCTGGCATAAACAACTATGGCGCCGATCGATCCAACGGCGTAGCAGGTGATGCGCGGCAGAGTTTCATATATCAAGCCGTGGACTGTACCAGCAATTTCAGCAAAGGCAAGTTCACGCAAGAACTCAATGGTGTGCTCCAAACCTTTCCTTTGGAAGAACCCACGGCTCGAGGTCGTGCTGCCACAGAGCAACAGCGCACCAACACACAGACCGCACAGACCAGAAACACAGCCGCACAGGCCAATAGATCTACCAGAAACACCGCAGGACCCCCAGGGGCCCGTGTGGGACGAGGTGCCTTGCCTGTGCGTGTGAGACCAGATCCACCATTGACTGGCAGCCTCACTGACGCGGAGTTTGGCGGATCAGGATCTGGCGATGGCATCTCATCTGCCTTGGGCACAGTCAATGCCGAACCACTGGCGAGTCCGCAACCTCCAACCAGTGCTACCCAGACCGTGGGCCCAGCGGCCACTGGATCCGCTGCCATAAGATCGCAAGGTGGCGCTGCCGGCTCAAATGTAGGACAGCCCGCTACTTTTGTGGTGTTGTCCAACGGTCGAGCACAGACTGTTACATCACAGTCTGAGATCAATGCCTTGGTAGCCAGCGGTCGTGTGTCGGCCATCCAAGGTCAAGAAGCCAGCCGCACTTTGTCTTTGCAACAGCAAGCGGCTAACAATCCAAGAACCACAGCCAATAGACAGACTGGCGCGAGAGAATCATAATGCCTGATAATTTACAAAAAACCAAAGGTCGTACCGCAGGATACAAATTTGACAGAGGTGGCTCACCCACTGAATTTGGTCCATACATCGGCAAGGTAACCAACAACATAGACCCTACAAGGTCTGGTAGATTGCAAGTGTATATCGAGCAATTTGCCGGCGAGGATGAAACTGACGAAAGCCTATGGCGCACTGTGAGTTATGTTCCGCCTTGGTACGGTGTGACTCCTCACACTGGTACCGGTGCTGGTGCTGGAACCTTCACAGGCAACCAACAGAGTTATGGCATGTGGTTCACTCCTCCCGATCTTGGTACCCAGGTCATATGTTTCTTTGTGGCAGGTGACCCCAATCAGGGGTATTACACAGGATGTGTGCCTGAAGTAGGTATCAGTCACATGATACCGGCCATTGGTGCCAGCACCAAGTATCAGCTACAAAACGGTCCACAGGACAGTTATTTCCAAGGCGCAAGACAATTACCAGTCACGGAGATCAACACAGAAAACCTTGAGATCACGGAAAATCCGCGATTCTTTGATCAACCCAAACCGGTGCATAGCTATGTGTCGGGTATTTTAATGCAACAAGGCCTCATACGCGATACCGTGCGCGGACCTATCACCAGCAACAGCCAGCGCGAAACACCATCAGCGGCCTTTGGTTTGGTCACACCAGGCCAGGCCATATATCAAGGTGGTCTAAACGAACGAGATATCAAAGCACAGTTAGACAGTGGCAGCTTACGACCGCAAGATGTCAAGGTCATAGCCAGGCGCGGAGGCCACAGCATCGTAATGGACGACGGTGACCTTGAAGGCAAGGACAATCTGGTACGCATACGCACAGCCAAAGGCCATCAGATCACCATGAGCGACGATGGTGACTGTTTTTACATCATACATGCCAACGGCCAGACCTGGTTGGAGTTTGGCAAGCAGGGCACTGTGGATGTGTTTTCTACCAATTCAGTGAACATCCGTACCCAAGGAACCATCAATCTGCACGCCGACAAAGACATCAACTTGTACGCTGGTGGATCTATCAATGCTAAAACCAAAAACATGAAACTGCAAGCCGAGGTCAATCTTGATCTCATAGGCGATGCCAAAACTACCATATACAGCAAGAGTCTGATTGGATTGAAAAGTGATGGCTCATTGTTTATCAAAAGCGCCAGCAGTGGAGCCTGGGATGCTGGATCTTCTATGAACCTCATCGCAGGTTGTATCAATCTCAATTCAGGAGGATCGGCTCCGGTGGATGCACCCACACCGTTGAGAGACATCAGTCTGCCCGATACTGTGTTTAAAAACTCCCAAGGCTGGGTCAGCGAGCCTGGCAAACTCAAGACCGTGGTTACTCGTGCGCCCACGCACGAGCCCTATGCCTATCACAATCAAGGTGTGAACTCATCCACTGCGCTGGGAGAAGCTCCACCAGTGGCCACATCCGATCAGGCTGCTGCCACAGTGGCCTCTTTGCAGGACGAACCAGTGACCAATGGCATCGATCAAGAACAACTCTTGAGCCAGGAACCTGCGGAAATCAGCGTAGGTAGCCTTGACACACCTCAGGTCACAGGACTTTTGGCCCAGACCGCAGCCGATGTTGATCAGTCATTTACAACTGTCAGCGAAGACAAAGGTATTGGCAAGTTTGGCTTCCAGCCAGACCAGTTAGAAGCCGCTGGTTATCTAAAACCTGGCACAGTAGAAACCTATCTCAGCGATCCGTCGCAGTTGACGTCGGTATTGGCATCTCCAGGTGTGTGGACCGGCAAGAGCGGAGTAGACACCCTGGCCAATCTCCTGGGCGATGAAAAATTACAGAATCTCACACAGAACGAAATCATGGTAGGAGCTCTGCAGGGGCTGCGAGCAGCTGGCGTGGTCACAGGACTCGAGACACCAGCAGATCTCGGCATGTTTGTACAAAACGCTGCCAAGTTTGGTGTTAATACCACAGTGGATTGGGTCAAAGGTCAAGCACCATCTGACCTGGTTCAGCAGTTGAATACCACGGCACGCAACGCACAGTTTGCGGTGCAATTTGTAGATGAGAAAAGCACAGGATTTACAGCCGTGCCATTTGGTGTGGGCGGATTCGTGGGCACCACTCAGCGTCTGGCCTTGGATGAAGCAGTGGTAGATATCATTGGCGATGAAAAAGTTCCAGCGCCGATATACAATCAAGACACTGAACTGGTAGAAACCACTACAATTGTGGAAGAAACCGGTGGTGGTGAAACAGTTACGATCAGCGACTATGGACGCGGGGTGCCCGACATAGCACAACAGATCACTGATTTAGAAAATGAAATATACCAGGTTGAAGCATCTATAAGGTTCCGCACACGCCGCGGCAGAGACACTGCTGATCTCGAAATCAAGCTGGCTGATCTACAGGCAGTCCTGGCGTCGTTGAAACAGGGTTAAATATTCACATGCCCACCTACATTGGATTCAACACTATTAATCAGTTTGGCAAGTTCACTTTGCTGGACTTTGAACTGATCAAGCGTGACCTCAGCAACGCTTTCAACATACAGCAGGGAGAACTGCCGGGACGCCCGGACTATGGCACAGTGATTTGGAGTTTTATATTTGAAAACCAGACACCCGAGACTGAGCAGGCCATACGCAACGAGATACAACGAGTAGCCGGAGGTGACCCAAGGATCGTGGTCAACTCTATCAATTTCTATCCCCAGCAAAACGGAATCTTGTTAGAGGTAGAACTGCAATTGGCTGCCACACAGACTGCCGAAATCTTGGCTATCTTTTTTGATCAAGAAACACGCCGCGCCAGTTTTATCTAAAACTGAGCCGTTTTTTGTTCAAATAAATAACAGAACTGATGAGAGATCATGGCCAAGACTGCTAGACAAACCGCTATATTCGGCGTAGAAGACTGGAAAAGACTATATCAAACATTCCGCGAAGCGGACTTCCAGTCCTATGATTTTGAGACTCTACGCAAGAGTTTCATTGATTATCTCCGCACCTATTATCCTGAAACCTTCAACGACTACATTGAAAGTTCAGAGTTCATAGCCCTGCTGGATGTCATGGCATTCATGGGACAGGCCCTGGCCTTCCGCAACGACCTCAACACCAGAGAAAATTTCTTAGACACTGCTGAACGCCGAGACAGCGTGGTGCGTTTGGCCAACTTGGTCAGTTATACTCCCAAACGCAACTTACCAGCACAGGGATTCCTCAAAGTGTTTTCCGTGGCTACTACAGAGAACGTGGTAGATTACAACGGCATCAATCTCAGCAATGTGACCATCGATTGGAATGATCCAACCAACCCCAACTGGCTGGAGCAGTTCACACAGATCATCAATGCATCTTTGGTTGACAGCCAAAAATTCGGTCGCCCGGGCAATGATCAAGAGATCCTGGGCGTGAAAACTGCTGAATATGCCATCAACCTCGTACCTGGATTCTTGCCAGTAATACCCTATACTTCCACAGTGGACGGTGTTGGTATGCCATTCGAAGCAGTTAGCAGTACCTCCGAAGGTCGCGACTATATCTACGAACCCGCACCAAGACCATCGGGCTTGTTCAATGTGCTGTATCGCAATGATCAGTTGGGATTCGGCAGCGACAATACTGGATTTTTCTTCCTGTTCAAGCAAGGTGTGCTACAGAACCAGGATTTCAACCTGGCTGAAGCCATTTCAAATCGCACGGTAAACATAAACATCGAAGGTTGTAATCAAGATGACCATTGGTTGTACCAACTCGACGATGTGGGTACCATAGCATCCGAGTGGTTGTTTAGCGAAAATATCTTTGGATCTGCGGTAGAGATACTGCAACCTAACCAACGAAAACTCTATGGCATCAACAGCCGCGCCAACGATCAGATCACGCTGACCTTTGGTGATGGTGTGTTCTCAGAGATACCTGTGGGATTTTTCCGCACCTATGTGCGTGCCAGCAATGGTCTGCAGTATATCATCAATCCGGAAGAAATGCAGAGTGTGGTCTTGAACATTTCTTACATTTCAAGATTTGGTCGCACCGAAGTCATCACATTTACCTGCGGTATCACACAGCCAGTGAGCAATGCACAACCGCGCGAGACCATAGAAGAAATCAAACAACGTGCTCCGGCTCGATACTATACACAGAACAGGATGGTCAACGGAGAAGATTACAACAACTTCCCATTTACCCTGTTCAACTCTATTATTAAAAGCAAGGCCGTGGCCCGCAGTTCCATCGGCACCAGCCGGTATGTAGATCTCACAGATGTGACTGCCAAGTATTCCTCAACTAATATCTTTGCCGACGACGGCATGATCTGGCGCCAAGATGTGTTGCCAACATTTGATTTTACTTGGGTCAATCGCAACGAGATCGCCGATGTCATTGCCAATCAGATAGAACCTCTGTTGGGCGGTCGCAGCCTACTTCAATTTTATTATGCCAATTTCGTAAGACCTTCACTGACAGTGATCAACATAGCTTGGCAGCAGAGCACGCGATTGGTCAACGAAACCACGGGGTATTTCTATTATGGTACTCCTAACAGCCCAGCCTCCATCGGATCCTATGCCAGCAACAATGCCAAGTATATCACGCAAGGCAGTCTGATCAAATTCGTGCCGCCCACTGGTTACTATTTTGATGCCAACAACAGATTGGTTGCAGGCATTCCTGTGCGTGCCGACGAAAAATTAGAGATCTGGGCCACGGTCACTGCTGTGATCTTGGACGGAACTAATCAAGGCACTGGTAACCTGGCCACAGGCGAAGGTCCAGTCACGCTGAACACATTTGTACCGGCTGGAGCCTTGGGTAGCCAAGTCATACCAAAGTTTGTGACCGATCTTCCGACCAGTTTAGAGACCAGCATGATCGAACAGATCGAACTGGCTCGTAACTTTGGTCTTGGATACAACAATGAAACAGCCACATGGTATATCATTACCAGCGCCAATCTCGCACAAGACAGCACATTTAGTTTACAATACGCACAGAACACATCGGGTACCAATCTTGATGCATCCTGGCTGTTGCAGTTTGTGACCGATGGGGTAACCTACACCGTGACATCACGTGGACTGAACTATTATTGGGCCAGTGTGGTTGAAGTAAGATTCGTATTTGACGGCACAGAGCCAGTGTACGACAGCAAGACCGGCACATCAATCAAAGACTTTGTCAAGGCCTTGAAGACTAACAATCGTCCTGATACCAACGAACCTTTGTTTGGCGATATCAACATGGAAATCATAGATCAGCCAGTTGAGAGCGATGGCTACGTCAACGATTATCAAGTGGTAGTAAGTTACACCGACAGCGACAATGATGGCGTCGCTGACAATCCTGATTTTTTTGACACTCTCGTAGCACCGTCGGTGGATCCAACTACCAAGTTGGTATTCTTGCAGTTAACCACGGACTTTGACGATCTCGAGCGTTATCTACCTGTGCAGGCAGGGGTGGTCAACACCCTATATGCCACCAAGGATGATATAGAATTGGTCAAGTCAGAATACGAAGATGGCCAGATTTTCTACTGTACTACTACGGATACAGCCGAGCCCAGCTACAACAAATTCTATGAATTAGAGATTGATATCATCAATGGTGTAGCCGACAGAGAATTGATCGAGCGTACCGATTTTGTAGCACGCACAGGCCGGCAAAGCCTGTATTTCCAATACAGACACAATAGTCCGTTGACCAATGTGATCAATCCTGGCGCTACCAATATCATTGATCTATACGTGGTTACACAAGAATACTACACACAATATCAAAATTACATCCGGGATACTACGGGCACGGTGCCTGAGCCTGCTATCCCCACCATCGATGAACTGAATACGGCCTATAGCCAACTCAATGATTACAAGATGATTTCAGACAACGTGATCTTGAACTCGGTGATTTTCAAGCCTCTGTTTGGAGCCAAGGCAGCACCCGAACTGCGGGCCATTATCAAAGTTGTGCGAGCACCCAAGATCACAGCATCAGTGAGCGAAATCAAGAGCCAGGTAGTGGCCAACATCAACAATTATTTTGCCATTGACAAATGGGATTTTGGTGATTATTTCTTTTTCTCAGAACTAGCAGCTTATCTGCACGAGCAAATGGGATCAATCATAAGTT